TTTAGACATTAACCTATCTTGCCGACTGGCAATCGCCATTTATGCCGCGCCGCCGGATAACCGGGTCAGAGATCTTGATAATATCCCAAAATGCCTTTTTGACAGCCTTACTTGTGCCGGATTCTGGAATGATGATGGGCAAATCGACTCAATAAAAATTGTCCGCTGCCGGAAGGTAAAAGGCGGGCGATTGTTTATTAAGGTATGCGAACGCGGCGACCTGCTACCGGATATTAACGAATATGCGACTAATATGTGGGGTGAGCAATGAAAAACGAAATTAAAGATCTGCAAATAGATGTTCAACGTGACGAGCATGATTTAGCGACAGTCAGACGAATCCAGGCTTTTCACATGCAGGAATTACTTGCGCTGAAAGAGCTTGAAAGAAAACTGGTGCAAACCATTTCTGATCGCAAACGCCTTATTGCTCGCTATGGGGGCAAATAATGAATTTAGAATCCATTCTGAAATTCCACTTTCCCAAATCACCGCGATTATCAGACGAAAGCCGGGGAACATCCCCGGATGCACTTAATACGACGGATGCGCTTACCGCCGCTGGTATGGCGCAATCGCGCGTAGAGCTTGGCTATAGTGCTTTTTTAGGGAAAATGGAGCTATCGCAAGCTGAAAAACACAGGGCCGTAATTTTGCTTACAGAGCGTTTAAGGGCTATGGCGAAAGATTACGAATACGTGATGGAATTAAATGAAGAACAACGCAATGATCTTATTATTCTTGTTGCCGTTTTCGCGTTTCGGGATTACTGCCAAAGTGCGGCTACCGAAAAGGTTTGCCCTAAGTGCGGAGGTAACGGGCTTTTACCGAATCCATATTGTGAATACACATCGACAGTTTGCTCGCGGTGCAACGGCAAAGGCTACGTTAAAAACCATTGCCAGAGGTGCAAGGGGCGTGGCGAAGTACCGGATAAAGCAGCCAGCGAAGCGGCGGAAATGCCAGTATTCAAAACGTGCCAGCACTGCGGCGGGCGCGGGTACTCGCGTTTCCCTGTAGATCTTGTCCGGCGTGCGGTTAATCAGCTTGTATTTCCGGTAAGCCGATCAACGTGGTGGAAGAAATACCGTGCTTTCTATGAAGACGCCATTACTGAATTGTTCAAAGAAGAGGCGCGGGCTGATAACGAAATTAAACGAGTGACACGGGGTGAATAATGAAACAACAAGAGATAAACATGAAAAAAGTGATTATTCTTTTTGAAGATTATAACGGTGAGGCATGGTGCAAGTATTTAAGCGGTGTTGAAGCACGGTTGGCGCTAACGTTTATTGCCGCACTGGATGAAGGGGATTTTAACGCTATTCCGGTTAAGCCAGTAGAAATCTATCGTCGCGAGGTGAAGGATGAAGCCTAAATTAAAAGAACATCTATTCGCAAAGCTGGTTAATAATCTGACATTAACGGCGCGTGTGTGCAGTGATACGCAACAATTAAGGGCGTGGATAGTAAGGGATTTAAGAAAATACATCGAGCCAGGCGGGCCAGGTGACGAGATGACTATGGACAAGGCCATCAAGCGCCGTTCGGCTGATTGGTCAGTAAGTAACACAGGATTAACCGGATACATCGAAGGCTATAACGACTGTTTACAGGATCATAGCGATGGCAAATAAACACTTACATTTGAATTTAAAAGGTGAATACTTCCACGCCATCCGGGCGGGAAAGAAGGTGGAAGAATACCGGCTTTACAATGAATACTGGCGTAAACGCCTGGAGGGGCGGGAGTACACAAGATTAATCATTAAATGGGGTTATCCATCGGATGATGAGAAAGACCGGATTATCGTATTGCCTTACATGGGGTACGAAATCAAGTTGATTCAACATCCACTATTCGGCCCTGATCCGGTGAAGGTATTTGCAATAAAGTGTGATATTTACTGGCAATACAGATTTTAAGGTTTGTTGAGCAATGAAAAAAGCTGGCCTGTCAATTAGCCGCGTATTGTGCGGTGATGAAAACGAGATCCGCATAGAAATTAAATTTAGCACTGGTAAAGAGATAATTCTTTACACGACACCTGAAAACCTGACGCTGGCGCTTACTGGTAAATCTGAAACGCCGTGCGACGTCCGGTTACGCAATATTGAAATTAAGGAATTAAGGAAGGGTGAAAAATGAAAAGTAGAATGAAACGCCTGGTAAGAGCTTACGACAAGGCTTTAATGGTTTTTAGTGACCTGCGGCACAATAAACGTGAGCGTCGTAAATGGGCGCGTTTATTTGCTAAAGAATGGCACGAAGATGATGCGACAATCGACTGCCAAAGAGACGCAGACGAATTAGCAGATGATAACGTTTACTATATGATGTGGTGACAATATGAAAAGTAACCGTAAGCGCATGATAAGAGCATATGATAAAGCGTTAATAGAATTTAACGAACTATCACGCAGTAAGCGCCGCCGCAGACAATTCGCGCGACTTCTTTTTCATGTATGGCACGACGCTGATTTCTTTTTTGATGCCAGACATATAACACAGGAAGATGCGGATAATATAGCTTACGATAACATTTACTACATATTGAGAAGGTGGGAATATGCAAATAATCATTGATTACCTTTGCCACGCTGCAAATACGCTTTTCGGTTTTTATCAGCATCCATTCCTGAAAGAATGGGACGAAATGCTTAATGACATCATTGATAAAGGGTTAATAGTTGAAGTGGACGAGCTAACGATAAAATTCAATTACGAAGGCAAAGAATATGAAATATGGGTAGGGAATAGATGGTATTCATACGGGCATATTTATTCAATTGGCGGCAAATACATTAAACGGAGCCAGGAGTTTAGACCGCGATTCCGAACAATGCGCCGTCTGCGTGACCTGCATATGAATATATTTGAAGATCAGAAAGCGTGTGAACTATTCAAGATCTACGGTGATAAATCATGGAACTAAAAATCTGGCAGGCTATCGACGTTGTTGATAACGAATTAACCATGTTTGCCACTGATGGAAAGCGCGTGGTGATCGCTACATGGACGCGCAACCATGATGATATAGCTTTTCGTCGCAAGGCTGCGGAGTGGCTTTTCTCTGATGAAGGCTACACGATGAATATCTCCCAGCTTGCCAGAATGAAGGATGAAAAGCTGGTAGATAGTTACACGACTGCATAGTGGGGCAAATATGCGTATCTATGAACACAAGCGGGATAAAACCCGCTTTTTTGTTCGTGCTGGCGTGGCTTACCAGTATCACGACTGCGGATATATCGAGGCGCTTGCTTACGATCTGGACTTCGAACAAGAAAAAGAATGGTTCGATTTCAAAATTTACCGGAAGCGTAAACCGACGCGCGACGAGCGACACGCTATCCGGGACTTTTTAATCAGCATAGACCGCTGGGAGACAGAGGAATGAGAGCGAAGAAAACAGCAGATCAGAAAGCGTTAGTTATCACTACAACTGATGTGTCGTTATTCACGAAGGGTGAAGAAATAGATCTTAAATTACTTTTCGGCATGTTTGAGCCACACGAAAAGCCGTGGTTCGTGCATGAAGACAAACAGGGAAATATGCGCGTAGTAGTGCCGGACAAAAACAGCGACATATTTTTTGCTATTCCAGACCCGTTACATGACGGTGAATTGCTGGCGGTATTGTTGATCGCTGATGCTGTTACTTATAAAGGGAAAGAAATATGAAAGTTAAATTCTTGCACGATCACGGCTACCCATCATTAAAACGCGTGGTAGGGGAAACGGTAGACGTTGTTCATTCTGATGATGTGACCTGCGTCATTTTGGGTAAAGACCTTATCGCTCACGGTGCTGATGATTACTACATTAACCCGGCGTGGTCATATACGTTTAGCCTGGGCGACTTCGTAGGCGATAAGGGGCGCGGCTTGCAAGTAGTCGAGGGTTAATATCATGGACGTCTACGAAGATTTATACCTTCAAACAAATACCCGCACTTTTTATTTTTTGAAAAACGGCGTCGTATATCGCAGCGATGACGGGGTAATAATGAAAGAGTGGCTATTTAAACGCAAAGACCTACTTGATGACCTGGTTTTTGCCGGGATATTCCGTAAACGTCCGGCTAACCTGGAAGAAGAAATGCTGATCGACGAGGTATTAAAATGAAAATCAAGGTAAGTTATTTCAGGGCGAAAGATAAGGCCACTGGACGGATGATGGCTATTCTGGTTAACGAAGCGAATTATATGTTCTTCCTTCAACCGTGGTGCATTGCCGATCTTAATGACGATTATCGCCGCCACGCTGCGCGTAGTGCTGTAGGCATGAAAGGCTGGCAGCCGCGCGACATGGAAAACTATAGCGAGTGGAAATTGGTGGTAAAATACACGGTCGATTATAAAGGGGTTTTCTGATTATGTTTGCAAGGTGCGTTTATTCTGACACTGTGTGCTTTACTGTTGGGGAATTATATAGCGTTGACCTTCTTAACGGGTGCAAGCGCGGCGCGGGCGGTATTCATTATGTAAAAGATAATGACGGCGATGCGTGGCAATTTTACGGCGATCATGCGAAAGGGGTTGTTAAGGGTAGTTTTGATAATCGCGTAATGGCGCGTTTTGTTAAGTGGTGAGGGTTAAGCATGAAACATTTATATTTTGAGCTAATACAGACGCGCGACCGCAATATATTTGAAGAAGGGAAGATCTATTGCGGCGTTCAACTTCACGGCGCACCGGGCGGTGATGGTGCAATGGCGATAACTGGCGATGATGATAAAGTTTATTTCGCTTATGTTAGCTATATCAATAACGCCGCTGGTTTGTATATTTATCGCATAGTGCATGATTTCCGTGAGATCGCGGAGTTTTGCGCCCGCGAAGGCAGTAAACCGGAATAAGTGAGGTGCTATGAATCGGAAACATAGATACCAGTGCACATACTCACGATGCAGCGCGTTTTTTAAGAATGGCAAGATCTACGAGGTTGGCGCGGCATTGGTTGACGCAAAGGATCAGGAATATATTCATGCCATTACTGACGACCAGGGTCAGTTATGGCGATTTTATAAGATGGGGTATGGCACGGCACTTGTTTATGCGCGTGCTGGTGGTGGTGCTTTTGCTGCGTTTTCGTATGTAGGGGTATGAAAATGATTTTAACGTGTAACGAATCGAAATTAGGCTGTTTTGAAGAAGGCGCACAGTATACGGCTGAAAAACCGATGGGATTGTCTCCTAAATTTCCGTTTATCGTCGTGACTGACACTTACGGTCACTTATGGTATGCAGGGCCGCTAGGCGGTATTGGTCGTTATGTTGTCCGTAGTTCGGATGGGGCGATGAAGGTTACTTTTACGGAAGAAACGTAAATGTGATCTGTATCACAAGGTTTACGAAATGGCATTGTTTCGGCAGTGCCATTTTGTTATAAAGAAGCTGAAGAGAGAACGATGCGGAGGGTAGAAAAATGAAACGCTGGATTAACAAAGAAGTCGAATCTCGCTTAAACGCATTTTGGGAGATGGTGGAGAAAGAAGACCCAGCACACGCTGCAAGCCCTTACCTGAACAACATCGAATATCACTACATTGCAGCAAACAACGCGGAGTTCGAAGAAGAAGGTGGAGCCGACAAGTTCGCACAAAGCAACGCATTCAACAACGCAAACGAAATGATGATGGCAGTCATCGAACAGGCAGAGGAAGACTACGAATGCAAATCACTTGAATTTGCACGCATGGCATAAGGGGGAACCATGAACGCTAACGCTAAATATCCGGCCTGGGTTTTCGAACTATACGCCCGCTACTTTGAAGTATTGGCACCAGGTGAAGAAGCATTAAGCATTGACGAATACGCGGAGTGCTTAGGATTTAGAGGAGGAGAAGAAGAATAAACACGGGGCCGAATAGCCCCATCAAACGGAGTAGAAATTATGGTTGTGATCAGACTATGGCGCGGAGTTAGTAGGCTTGATGGCACATACAGCCGTGTAATTGAGAGTGTTAACAATAGTCGGTTTTATGAACTGGAATACAGCGAAAAAAGGGAGAATGAATATTTGAGCGAATCGACCCCTATGTGGTGCAAAGTGGCTGGCCTTTCTTCACTTATGCGTTGCGGGTTTTATACAGATTATAACACGCTAACAGATGCCGAACTGGTGGCAACTCTTTACGAAGGAGAATAAACAATGACTAAATTTATCAGCGTTAAAGTTTTCCGTGGTACTTTACCGAACGAAGAAAGATTGGGGGAATTCGCCGGGCAACCTGGCGCATGTTTCCGTGTAGCCACTGAAGACGATGCGCATGTTAAATGCTTCCACGTATCGGAACCGCCTTTTAATGCAGACCATCTTGAAGACCCGGATAGAATTAAAAGCCTAGTTTTTGCCTATCTGATGTTCCAGGGTATCGCTAATATGGAAGTGGAATTGCTTGGCGCTGAACTGGCGGCAGAATACAAAATCACTGAAGCAGAAAGTGGAGGGTCGGAAATTGAGCGCATCAAATAAACCTTACAAAATCCGGTGTAAAGGCGAATACCCTGGGTTTACGATTGGTTGCGAATACCTGGGCCACATTGGGTACGGCCCTTTCGGTGAGTTAGGAATGAATACGATTGACGACGACGGCGACAGCAGGACGCTCGATCTTGATACGGATGACTTCGAATATATCCCGCCAGTTACTTACTGTTCTGTCGATGATTTCCTAGCTGAACAAGAAGACGATGAAGAGGATGATTAACGATGGATGACGAATACGTAAACAAGTTTATTGTTATGTTTCTTAGTGAACACTGGCGCATGTTTGAGCATTATTGTTTTGAGCGCGGGGAAAATGCTGAAAAAATATATCAACATTTAGGCGGGGAGAAAGAGGATGATTGAATGTCTTATCTTTGCTGTATTTCTCCTTTATATCGCTGGCGCTATCCTGATGTCTTGTTTCATCAAATATAACGATCTCGATCGTGGTGGCCTTGAGATTCCTTTCTGGCCTGTAGCGGTGTTTATCGCTTTCTTCGATGCAACGCTAGTGCAGATTAAGCGAGCCATTAAGGAGCGTAAAAATGGGAAATAGCGACCATCAATATGACGGCGTTTATCAGTCATTGGTGTCACGCGCTTATTATCGCCTTGAAGGTGAACACGTAATGATGCGATCACGCCAGTTTGAACCGTGGCATGAAACGGTTTTACCTGTGACAGCGAAAGAAGTTATCACGATGTTTAATCACGGACATTGGAGCAAGATTGGCGATATTAAGTTCAGGATGTTTAAAGAGGGCGATTAAATGATTGAAGATGGTATATACGCCGTGAACCTCATTGATGAAATGTTTTACCGCGTGGAGGGTAATGATATTCGTATCAGTATCGATGGTGGCGAGTGGAAAGAGCCATTCATGGATATGACGCGGGAAATAATTGAAATCATGCTTTATAACGGCGACGTGGTGAAGGTTAGCGACCTGTGAACGAGATCGAAGACGGCATCTATTTGCATAAGGTATTTAACATCGTCTATTTACTTAAAGGTAATAAGGTGATGATAAGACCTGATGACGATCCACATTGGGAATCAAGCGGCATGGATCGCGAACACATGCAAACATTGCTTGATAATGGCCTGATATACAGAAAGCAGTAAAGCCGTATTTGTTGGGGGTAATATGGAAGAAAGGGTTTTGCTGTCATCAATATGGCATCGGTTCGGAAGTGAAAAAGGTTACTCACCTGCTTGCTGGCTGGATAGTAAAAGCGGAAAGGAGTATCAAAACGAGTGCGAATTTAGAAGGGAGTGGCGAGGCGGTAAGGAAGTGCAAGGATATTTTGCACCAAAACACGTTGCCGTCAAATACAAAGAATGGCTTGTTCGTTTGCTTGGACCTTATCGTTAACGCCGTATTTGTAGAGCGCAAACAAACAGATTAAAATATTTCCTAACAATGCGAAATTGTAATTACCCGGCCCCGCGCCGGGTTTTTGCTTTGTTGGAGGAAAATCTATGTTCGACAGAATACGGGAGGCGTGTGCGTATGTGACTGGGGCCGTAACTGCTTTTTTCGGCGCGATAACCATCAATGACATCGCTGTTTTCGTTGGTATCTTATCAACCGTAGGCACATTTGCCGTTAATTATTACTTCAAATCACAGGAGAACAAGCGGGCGCAAGAGGAACACGACGCGCGAATGGGGAATAAGTAAATGATTAGCCAATCGCT